TATTTCGATATTTAGGGTTGTAAAACCAACAATACAAACTTCCTGGTTTGATCTGAGAAGCCCGAAAGATTCTTCGATCAGATGTTGCTGCATAGAATTGTCGGGGATTTGTTGCAGAAAGTCGATAGGATGAATAAAGCATTGTGTTCATGGTTTCTCGAAACCATCTCTTGCTATCAATCAATGACTTTTTGGTAAGTATTTCGCTACGAAGAATTTCAACTGTACGGTCTCCAAGAGTTTGATCTCTTCTCAGAGGTTTTTTGGGTTCCTCTTCAGGTTCTTCCTCTTCTTCTGGCGCCTCTTCTTCAGGAGTTTCTTCCTCCTCGGGCTCCTCTTCTTCTGGTTCTTCTCCCTCAGGAGTTTCTTCTTCCTCTTCTGGTTCTTCCTCTTCTACTGGCTCCTCTTCCTCCTCCTCTTCCTCGTTCTCTTCGTTCTCTTCTTCTGGTCTTTTCTTTTTTCGATCACTCATGATAATCCTAATAAATAGACAGTTTCACCTTTTGCCTGATAGTCGCCAATTGGTTGAAAACGAAAGCCAGTCATCAAGCGATTTGCTGTTTCGATGTTGTGTGTCTTTGCAAAGATTGGTGTTTTTTCTCGACGAAGCTTGAGCAAACGATCTGTCAAATTCGTGAACAGACCTTTTCGACGATGTTCCTCATCTGTAAATCCATTCATCAACTCGAAGCGAAACTTGTCAGATAGATTCAAGACCTTTGCTTTTTTGAAAATCTTATCTCTTTCCTCTTTCGGAACAAAGTTGACCATCACACTCGCAACAGCCTCATCTTCCTTTTTGTTCACCGCAACACCAATTGCTTTTGTATTCAGCAAGGAATCAACTGCAGTTTTACGATTCAGCATCTTTTGTTTGGTGAGTTTTTCTGCCATTGTTTCGACATGTTTCATCAACACACGTTTTTTTGGATCACCAAAATGCAAATTGTAAAGTGCATAGGTGTTGATTTTTGGATTGACAATGCGATTGATGTCAGAATATAATGAATCAGGCATGTTTTTTTCCTTCTACCAATTCAAGAAGTTCTTTGGTGGAACCAACAATCAAATTGTTAATTTGTGTGTGTCCCGGAGCAACCTCTTCCTTTTGCTCCTTGAGTTTCTTTTTCTTTGCATGAAGGTCCATCAGAGATGTTGAGCCATCAATGATGTTCTTCATCAATTGAGAATAGGATTCATAGAGTTTTCCATTCTCATTCAGAATGGCGGCTTGTCCAAGTTCCTGCAAAACTTCATTGGACTTGAGAATCGTCTGCCGAATGGTGTCTTGAGCAAATTCAAAATCAGCATCATCTGACTTATCTGATTCATCATAAGGTTCGATGTCATTGAATTTTGAAACTTTTGCCAATTTGCGTTGTTGTCCTTCCTCAATCAACTCTTCCGGAACAACGCAAACATCTTCGGCATTGATTGTTTTCATTTACTATAAACTCTTTACTGATATGATTTTTTTGGCAATGCTCTCTCTGCTGTAAGTTCAATGAGAGAAAAAGCACCACCTCTTGATTTTGGTGATCCATCAAGACCCTGTGAACTTGCGCTTTGTTCACCTTCTTCATATGTATCTGACTGACCACTGTCTAGTGGATCAAATTCACCAATCATCTGAATACCCTCAGACATTTGTTGTTGCGCTCGAACTAACTTGTTATGCTCTTCTTGGCTATATGGAACAATAATTGCTTTTGGTACTATTTCATTTTCAAGAACCGTCCAAAGATAGATTCGATCATTTTCTTCATCAATCCAAAAAGAAAGCAAACTAAACTTTCCTTCGTCTGATTTATAAACTGGATAACCAAAAAGTGAGTCCAAATAAAAATATGTACCACCCGTAAACATGATTGCGAGTGGTATAATATATAGCATGTGAATGCTCTTCTTTAGCTCAATCAACACATAAAGAAAAACAGAAACAAGAAAAACTGCAATCAAAATTAAGTAAATCATAGTCAATTTCCTCCCGAAGTATTCCAATTATTATATTGGTATGATGTTCCTTGTTCAGGATCAACATTAGCTGGTGGAAGAATCGGTGCCGAAACTCCACCACCACCGCCACCATATCGACGATTTCGATCTCTTTCCTCTCTTTCATTTGCCGAAAGAATGGATGACGAATAAGGTGACGGAGAAGGTCCTGTTCCATCTCCCGAATAAGGACCACTCAAATATTCCATGCTACTCATTACAAGGTTTTTAGGTAGCTCATTGATATTGTAATATCGTCCATTTTCTTTCATATGAAAACGAACAAAAGTTTCTTCTTGTCCTCGGTGTTTGAATTCCTTCGAACCTGCCCAAATTTCTTCATAAGGATTCAACTTGACTAACTCAAGTGTGACTGTTGTTGTAGCCCTGGTTCCTATTTCTTTACCAAAAAAATAGTGAGCATTGATAATGTATTCGCCGGGTTGAAATCCACGAATGTTAATTACTTCTCGATTGATTTCGAGAATTTCTTCGTTTCTCTTTCCTTTACGAATGATATCATTGCGATGTCCTAAATCATCTTTATCCAAGTAGACAAAACCATGACTTGGCTCACGAAAGCCGACCAAACCTTCCGGTCCTTGCATCCAAAGATCGATGTCAATATCTCGATCTCCATCCCACTGCAGAATTGCCATGTATTCTGCTTTCTGAGGAGCTTCTAAATCTTCCGTCGGGTCATTGATAAGTAAAAAACTGACTGTAAATAGAAAAACAAATCCAAGAATTAAGTTGAAAAGTAAATCAATAAAAGCCAGGTTGCTGGTATATTGATATCTTCTCATTCAACTCCATTCTCAGCCATCACTAACTGACTTTTAATTAAGACACTACTAATCAAACCGACTAATGTAGTCAACAATGCGGTTCCCATACCATTTGCCATTTGTCCGAGGCTCTGTTGAACAGCAACCGTATCTGCAATATTCAAATTACCAAATACGGAATAAAGCATATAAATGAAACCAATTACTGTTCCAATCATACCCAAACTGATACAAAGTTCACTGATGAACCATTCCTTTTCGTAGACAACTTGTCTTTGATAACGAACTTTACGCCATAATTTATAACCAATCACGATTGTGGTTGCAATAAAAAGTGCACCAATTACAATTGTAAGTTTTGTGAGGTCGTGTGTGTATATAAATGTAGCGAAATCGAAATACCAACCGGTAACAATTCCAGCAACAGTCAAAGTCACTAACAACCACCATTTCAAAAATGTGTTCATCTTATTCTCCTTTTAGGGTTCGTTTTCATAAATCTGCTCTCGCTCCTTTTCTTCGTCATAATCTGAGCCTTCATAAACAAATGTGTTGAATCCAAAATCATCATCTTCATCATATCCATAAATTTTGACGAGGCTCACTTCATTTGCTGGGTTTGTCATCGCCTCGCTCGAATCTTCAGTTCTCAAAGTGCCTGAATTTTCTGTAGCGATTTGAACCCCAACTTCTTGCCGTAAAGCAGTTTTATCTTTTGATTTGAGATCTGTGCCTTTTGCAATCACTTGTGTTTCAACAGAGATTGTGTTGATTCTTGGAAAATCTTTGATTGGTGGAAATATGTAAGATTTTGCGGTGAGTGATAAATCAGCAATCAAAATTCTTCTTTCCTGTAATCCTTGATACTCATCATTCCAAGAAACACCGTTCAGCATGATCGGAACGTCCACATCGAGTTCTAATTCAGGAATCGCACGATATGTAACATTGAGATTTGGCGCAAAATATGGTAGAATTTTTTCTACAATTTGTGTCAAGTCTTCTGCATATTTAGCAGCAATCGAAACACTGAATTCAAAGTTATAAGGAACTGCATTGTAAATGATTAGTGCATCTTTTTTGTTCTTCTCGTTCTTTGTTGGTCTTCCACGTCCACCTGTCTTGGGCAATTGTCGCTGTGGATCATAGGTCAAGCCATCAAAAGAAAATCCAATTCTTGGAAGTGAATAGCTTGTGGATTTGGAATCAACAGAAGGCGCTTCTCTCACCAAAGCAAGCATTTTGTCACGATTGGCGAAATTGACGGGCACCAAAATTTTCTCTTCAATTTCATTCGATTTGTGATTCTTGCGAACAAGGACCATGTCCGAGAATAATGAACCAATGATCACAACGAGATTGCGGATGGTTTGATGATATTGGTCTTGTTCTTCAATCTTTGAAAAAAACATGTTTCTTTAGGAAAGTGGATTGTTTGGATCCCAATCAATCAAGGTATCACCTTCGTCTTTGAATTGACGATTGGTCTTGAGTCGCTTGACGGGTTCTTTTTCATTGTGCATAAATTCGACAATGTGTTCGACATATGCAGTGGCTCCGCTGGTTTGTCCTGTGATTTTCTCACTAGGATTGAAATTGCCAGTGACATGTTGTAGGTCAATCTTTTTCTTGCGAGGATAAAATTTCTTGACATTGGCTTTCATGCCAGATTCTTCACCAATCACGACCTCATGAAGAGCAAACTTACCTTCAATATCTTTCAATGGAATCTCTACTGCATAGACTTCAAGATTTGCATCATCAATTTCACGAATGTTGGTTTGAATTTGTTCTTCAGAAGGCACATACAACTCGGCATTCAGGCGATAGTTTGGAAAGATTCCGGCTTGAAGAAATCCGGGACCTGTATAATCCACAAAGGTGATTTGATAAATTCTACCATCGATTGGATAGAAAACAAGGTCACCTTCGTGTGGTCTCTCACGACCAGAAATTTTTGTTTCATCAAATCTTCTTTTTGACATGACAAAGACGATTTGTTCTTCGATTTGCAAACCAAATTTGCTCAACATCGAATCACCAAGATAGCCATCATTTTGTTCTGTGAGCATTTCAATCAAATAACCCTGACGAAATCTGGTGTCTGAATCTTCACCCATGATTAGGTCGTAATCAAAATGCTCCTTTGGAATGTAAGTGCAATCGACTCCAAGAATCTGAATGATTTCATCATGCACATCCTGGACAAGTTGTTGCTCTGCCCGAAAAGCAAAGTGATTGAAGTGTTTGTTTGCTTTCATTTATTTTTTACGAAATGATTTGAAAGAGCGAACCTTTGCGTTGCTATTCGGCTTGGTTGCTTTTTTGTTTATTGGTGCCTTCGAACCAATAATTCTTTTTGTTAACATTCCAATTTTTCCTTGAATGCGCTTATAAAGTTTTGGTTTTTCTTTTTTGATTCCAGCAGCAGCAAGACCTTGAAGAGTCTTTATGAGCTTTTCATGTGTAACAATCTGTTCTTTACCATCGACATTCAATATGTATTTTGAATATTTCTGTTTACCTGTGGCGATTTCCAATGGCAATAAAATTGCATGACGGTCATATTTTTCGGATGAATTGAGAATTTTTAAAAGCTTTCCTTTTTTCTGCTTCAATTGTTCTGTTGTCAATTTATACAATGAGCCAACTTTATGAAGAACTTGGTCGACAGTATCGAGAACACCTTCTTCGAGTAATTCTCCATCTTGTGGTTCATATGAACTGCTAATTGTAACTCCTTCTTCATTACGAGTCCGGTCTTTCCACCAAGGCTGAATAAGTCCAGGATTCTTTGAAAAGAATGTT